GACTATGGCAACCAGTCAGGTATCTCCGTAGGCAAGATCTTCGGCCTCCGTAAGCCCAAGTACAACAGCGACATCAGTGGCTCTGTACAGGACTTCGGTGTTATCGCCCTAGACACTGCACAGTAAGACTACGGCCCCCTCTTCGGAGGGGGCTTTTACTTTCTATAGGACTAAATCATGAAGATTGTGAGTGAACAGCCATTACGAGTGGCGACCCTTGGAGGAACCGTTGTTTTGTTTGAGGCAGGTGTGCCTCGCGAAATAGCAGATGAAGTTGGCCTGTTGGCAATACAGATGGGCGCAAAAGAATTTGATACGAAATACGTTGAAGAACGCGATGCGGAGATAGCGGATTTCGAAGAAATAACCGACGTGCCCGAAGTGGTGTACGTGGAAGACCTGGTTACCTTGCTTGAAAAAATGATGGATGAAGGTGACCCGAAAAATTTTAAGGCAGACGGCTATCCCAAAGCAGCCGCAGTTAATAAAGCTCTAGGGCGAACTGTGACTACTGATGAGCGAGTAGCAGCCTGGGAATCAGTACTTAACTCATAGGTAATTATCATGGCAGTCACAGTACAAAGCGTTATAGATAGAGCACAGACTGTGCTTCAAGACACAACGGGCGTTCGATGGCCTGTAGTTGGTGAGCTGGTGCTGTGGGTCAATGACGCGCAGCGTGAGATTGCGCTACTTAAGCCTGATGCTAGTGCGCAGAATGACACTGTGACGCTAGTAGCTGGTACTAAGCAGACTATCCCAAGCACGGGTAACCGACTACTTAAGGCAGTGCGCAACATGTCTGCTTCCTCTGGTGGTGCAGGTCGGCGAGCTGTACGTCTCGTGGACCGCGAAGTACTGGATGCACAGACACCAGATTGGCACGACCCAACTGTTAGTGGCGATGCGGCACACGCCAGTGTTGTCCAGCACTACATCTATGACGAGTCGAACCCCCGTAATTTTTACGTCTACCCTGGTGTTTCTGGCAGCGCTTACTTAGAGATTATCTACTCAGCGAACCCAACCATCGTTGGGCAGAACGACAACTTATCGATACCTGACATTTTTGCTAACGCGATCATGAACTACGTCTTGTACATGGCTTACATGAAGGATGCAGAGTTTGCAGGTAACGCACAGCGAGCCAGCAATCACTACCAGGTGTTTACCGCCTCGGTAACTGGGAAGGCCCAGATCGACGCGATTACTACTCCGAATATGGATATGGCTCAGCCGAGCATGGTGTAAAGCATGGCTATTGCGTATGAAGATTTTGTACCGGACGTCGCGGTCGTAGTCAGCGGTTGCCCAGAGTTGGCGATAAAAAACGCTATACGAAGTTCAGTTGTCGAATTCGCAGAAAGATCAGAAGTCACTCAGGTGACAAAAAACCTCAATGTCACGGCTGGTCAAAATACTTATACAGTTCCTTCGGGCGCTGCATACATCCACAAGGTTTTGTGGGTGAGCTACAAGGGCAAAGAGGTTGAGCCTGTAACTCAGGCGCTACTGAACGATCGCGTTCCAGGTTGGAGTGTTGATGGTGAGACGGGTGACCCTAAGTATTACTTTACGACGGGACTTGATCCGATGGAAATCGTCCTCTGGCCCGCCCCCGAAGCAGCAGAGCATCAGCTGAAAGTACATATAGTAACGAAGCCTACAAAAGGGTCATTCGAAGCCGCAGACGACGCAATGCTGCCTTTTAAAGACACGATCGTGAACGGCGCTATTCAAAGATTATTCCGCATACCAAACAAGGCTTGGTCTGATCTGAAGGCTGCATCGGTATACCAGACCTTATTCATGAAGGGGTGCGAGGACGCAAAGAAATTGAATCAACCAGACAGGCCAATCGCTAGGAGAGTGAATTATGGCGGACTCAAGCAGAGCACTAGATTCCGAAATAGAGGGTGGCGAAAAGGTTACTGATCCTGTTCTTAGCGATATCAGACAGCACAGCTGGGTATTGCGTGGGATCAACGAGATTTTGAGGGACAACCCTCAGCTCACATTTACGCCCGAGGATATTTTTGTAGCGTGCGTGCAAGGGGAAGCAAGGCTTTGGACCACCGATGAAGGGATGGTGGTTACGACGGGAATTACAGATGTTTATACCGGCGAACGTAGCCTATTGATTTGGCTAGCCTGGGCAAAAGAGCGGGGGAAGAACCTGGTGCAAATACACCAAGACTTCTTCATAGAGCAAGCAAGACTAGGTGGGTTTCGGAAGCTAGAAGTTAGGTCAGCAGTTGTGGAATTGAAAGACTACATCCTTGCTTCAGGCTGGCAGTTAGACACCATTGTTTATACGAGAGACGTTTATGGGTAGCGGACCAAAAAAACAAGACTATCAGCCGACTGCTTCGGACAAAGCGCTCGCGAAGCAGAACTATAAAGACTGGCAAAAATTCCAAGATCTTTATAACCCGAAGCTGATGGAGCTTAAAGCTGCTTCAGAGTCAGGCGATGTTACGCGCACGCTTAAAGGCCGCGCGAACGCCGACACGATGCAGAAAGTCTCTGGACCATCCTATGTAGCCGCCAATAAGACAGATAACGCTGGCCTTCTTGGTTCCGCCTTATCAGGGCAGCTTGGGGATGCGGGAGCCAAGGGCAAAAAGTTTCAGAACGATTTACAGACAAGCATCCTGGCAACACGTCAGGGGCAGGCTGGTGTGGCTAATCAAGGGCTAACAGCACTAGCGAAGATGGATACAACTGAACGGCTGAAGAGTCTTGAGAACAAACAAATGGTTGACGCAGCTCGAAGCAAGATGACCGGGCAGTTGGCTATGGCTGGGCTGAGCGCAGGCAACGAAGCGGGCCTATTTGGCACAGGCGATACAAGCAAATTTATCACTAGGTTCACTGACAACGTAAACTCGCAGGGGTAGCTATCATGCTAGCAGGCAACGCAGGCCACATGGGCCGCCTAATGTTCGAGAATGCTGACAGAGTAGCGCAGCAGGCAGGGCTCGCGAAGCCCGCGCCCTCAGTAAAGGGCACTGCGCCTCCACGCCAAGCCCCTATTGTGAACCCCCCAGCTACTTCAGCTGCTCCAGCTGCTCCAGCTATAGACCTTCGAGATTACTCGGTGCCTAGCTATGAAGCAGGTGGGCCGAGAGGATTCGGGCTGGGGGCGGGTCGCCGGAGTGGGGTTCCAAGCCAGAACGACCCAGATGAATTGTTAGCGTATATGACGCGCGCAGACGCAGCTGCATATGAACGCGACTATGCTCAGTTTGAGCGAGACATGCTCGACCGCGCAAGTAACGACACAAGCCTTATCGACGACGCTCGCGTTGACTCAGAGATGGCATCGCAGCTGGCACAAGGTGTCTCATCTCGGAATAGACAGCGCTACGGCGCTAACTTGACACCCGCACAGCTGCAGCAACAGCAAGCGAGCTTTCAGAGAGATAGTACGCTCGGCGGTATCCAATCACTCCAAGACGCGCGTCTTGCGCAGCGTGATCTGAACCAAGACATGCTCGGCAAGATTATTGATGTTGGTCAGGGCGTATACCAGCGCTCGATGCAGGGCATGACAGCGGCAGCAAGTAATAAGAAGGCTCTCGATAATGCGTATGCAGCAGCTAAAGCACAATCGAAGGCAAATACATATTCCACGATTGGAAGTTTAGGAAGCGCCGCCATTATGGCTGTCGCATTCCTGTAGGGGATTAACATGGCTCTAGATTTCACTGGATTAGCGAGCGGCATTAGTTCTGCAGCGAGAGGCTACCAAGGCATGCTTGACGGCGAGCAACGCCGCAGGCTAGCCGAAGACGCAAACAGACGCGCTGACGACGCAAACACACGAGCAGCGGCACAAGAAGGTCGCGCAGCCGAGCTATCTGAGTATGAGAAGTCACTTCGAGAACGTAACGAAGAGGAATACGCCCGTCAGTCAGATCGCCTAATAAATCAGGAGAACCGCGCAGCGGCACAAGAGGCGCGTGCAGTCGAGCTATCTGAGTACACCATTGGCCAACGACCTATTCTCGAAGAGCGCGCCGCAAATGCAGAGCAGCGAGCGCAGAATTTGGATGTCCGCCAGGGCAATCAGGACCGTAGATTACAGCAAACATCTGATATTGAGGCTCAGAAAGAGGGCGAGCGCCGAGTTCAAAACTACAACAAGCAGCTCATAGGGCAGTTGGCTACTACACAAAGCTATGGGTTAGACGACCCAACGACCATTTCAGATCCGATAGCTCTCGCACAGGAGCGCCCCGTACTTATTCAGGACATGCTGGATCGCCATAAAAGGTTTCAGTTCGCCGTAATTGACGGCGAACGTGTCGAAATCGACGTTATCGGTTTCACAATCACTGACACATCAGTGATACCTCGAATAGTGAACGCTGAGACTCGCGAAGAGCTCACACCTACAGTAAACGGAACTAACGCTGACGATGACATCGTGCTTACCCAAACGCACGAAGACTTTGGGAGGTTGGTTAACAACGAACTCGTATCTGCTCTAAATAACGGTGGCAGCGAGTCAGAGGTTTACCGAAGTGCGCTGGTTAAGAAAGGCGGCTTGACTGCTTCTGAGGAGTTGAGACAAAGCGAGCAGCTAGTTCGTGATGAGCTCATCGCAACAAATACGAGCAAGTACGCAAACTCAGCTGAGGCGACAAGAGCTTACCTAGGGGTAGTTAACAACGCCTCGATGGATGAACTTCTTCAGATCTACACGGACCAAGGCGGCGACCCAGAAGCTTTGGAGCAGAAACTTCAAGCCGCAAAAGCTGCAGAGCGTAGCCAGTTTGAGCGCACAATTAATCCGTCAGGCCGCCCAAATGTCTCGCCAATGCAGGAAGATATGATGGCGATGCGGGGTATGTCGGACCCTCGTCAGTTGGACCTAAGCCGCGAAATCAAGCGAGCAACTAGCGACCTGCGCAGCGCAGGCGGGAAGTCTGGGTTCTTCGACGATCAGACAGAGGACGACTACAAGCTCAACACCGCCGCTGAAAAGTGGTACGACGCTAACACTGACGACCTTGCGATCCAGATGTTTTCTAATCCAGGCATCAAGCAAAAGTTTGATGAGCTAGGGCCAACAGAG